CTCGGTGTTTTGCGATTGCGAAATGAAATAAATGTACTGGCAAGTGTAACCGGAGCAGCAAAAAACCACTCTTCCGGAGTTATTTTTAATCCAAAATAACCCAAAAAATAGAAAATACTCCACAAGATGTTTTTATATTTGCACAACTAAAAAAATAATTCAACACTTACAATGAAAGATTTATTAAAAAAATTCGAAAATAAAACACCAGAGATTGTTTTTAACTGGAAAGATTCAGAAACTGAAGCAGAAGGATGGACTGTTATTAACTCATTAAGAGGTGGTGCAGCAGGTGGTGGAAAGTCAAGCGCTTTGCTAATGGCTGCGCTCCAGTATGTAGATGTGCCTGGGTATTCGGCCATTCTTTTCCGTAGAACTTTCGCTGACCTTTCGCTTCCCGGAGCCCTGATGGACCGCTTTAAGTCCTGGATGTCCAACTACGATGATGTGCATTGGAATGCAAATAGCTTCATCGCCACTTTCCCATCTGGCGCCCGCATTTCATTCGGGTATCTAAATAATGCCAATGACTATTTACGCTATAAAGGCTCGGAATTTCAGTTCATTGGAATGGACGAAGTAACCGAAATCCGTGAATCTGATTATCGCTACCTATTCTCCCGTTTGCGTCGCCCTGCGAGCGGACCAATTTCTCAAGTGCCATTAAGAATGAGGTCAGCATCAAACCCTGCTCCCAACTGGGTTAGACAGAGATTCATTGTTGAGGGTCGTCAGGAAAACCGCATTTTCGTTCCATCTAAGTTGACCGACAACCCAGGAATTGACGCTGAATCGTACCGACAGGCCCTTGCTGCACTTGACCCCGTGGAAAGACGTCGCCTAGAAATGGGCGACTGGTGGTCGACAACGCTCGGAACTCTTTTTGAAAGAACTTCATTTATTATTATCGACCCAGAAGAAATCCCTGAAATCAAAAGTTCTGCCCGTGTTGTTAGATTTTGGGACCTTGCTGCCACCGAACCATCCCAGAGCAACCCGAATCCAGACTATACGGTCGGAACGTTGATGATGTTTGACGGCGGTGTTGCCTACATTCTGGATGTAAAACGAGCACGAGTAAAAGGTGAAAAAGTAGAGCAGCTGATTGCCCAGACAGCTCAGGAAGATGGTCTGGGAGTATCAATACGAATGGAACAAGAACCAGGTTCGTCGGGTAAAGCACTTGCCGACCAATATGCCAGGTATGTGGTTCCTGGGTACGATTTTGGGGCAATACGTTCTACTGGAGACAAAGAAACTCGCGCACGGCCATTCGCCGCCGCTGCAGCCAACGGAAATGTACGTATTATTCGTGCACCTTGGCTGACTGCATGGATGGATGAATTTTCATCTTTCCCCGAAGCCTGCGACCACGACGACCAGGTCGACTCGGCTGTCGGAGCATTTACGTTTTTAACTGGCCTGGGGTTGCCACAGAGAAAGCGTGTCTCTATACTGATTTAGTAATTACTTAAACTACTACTGAATTAAAGGGGCAATAAAATGAATGCTGTAGAAAAGATAGAGCAGATTCGCGCACTGATTACCGAACTGGATTCAGAACTTCAGTCCATTGCTGACTCTGATGTTGAGATTCCAATTGCTTGTGGAATTTTGGCAGACATCAATTTCCTTAAGCGAGACCTAACTTTTGTTTATGACGGGTACGCACACCTTGTTGGCAAAATCATGGGGTCAACTGAATCAATCAAATTGGACAACGGCGCAGAAATCGAGAAGAAATCTTCATACGACAGAAAGTCGTGGGACCACAAGGCGCTTGCTTCTGCGGTTTCGGACAAGTTGGTGAAGATGTCCATTGACATGGATACCGGCGAAGTACTGAAGTCACCACGAGAAATAGCCATGGATATGGTTACGTATTGTGCTCCGTCATATTGGCGAGTGAAGGAGTTGAACAAGATTGGAATCAATCCAGACAATTATTGCGAAGTTGGCGAACTAAAGACTAGCATTATTGTCCGTAAGCCAAAAGATTCCGAATAAATACACCACCAACAAGGGATACAAAACATCATGGAACAAAATCAAGTAAAAGACGCTTCATCAATCATGAAGGAACTGTATGCGCAGTTCCCACAAGAATCAGAACGCACAATCGTCAAGAGCGGCGTATCACTTGTTTACTTGCCAATCAGCGAAGTAATCAATCGACTAAACAAGGTTCTCGGCGTGGAGGGCTGGTCATTTGAAATTATTTCAGTTCGTCGCGACGAAATTGACCAAGACGAATTGGTGGCGCACGTTGCGCTTACTGCAGAGATTGGCGACAAGCGAGTGGTCAAACATGGATTTGGTGGCTCAAACGTAAAGCGCGCTAAGAGCAATCAAAAGCCAGTTGACCTTGGAAATGACTTTAAGGGCGCGGTTTCTGATGCGTTAAAGAAGGCTGCCCAACAATTGGGAGTCGGTCTCTATCTTGCTCGCTCGGTTGACGCTATGGACGCCGAAGACGCAATTCTTCTTGATGCATCAGATGATGGTTTTGCGCGTATTCCAGAACAGGTTCCAACACCTGCGCTTTCTGAGCTTGAGGAAAAATGGAATACTTTCATCGACATTACCAAGGGGCTGAAGAAAGAACAGAAGGAAGAGTTGAACTCGTTCTGGTCAACCCACTCTGGTGGCCGACCAAAGCCGACGAAGTTAAGTGCCACAATCGAGGACTTGCAAGCACTCATCACAGAGGCATTGCGAATTCAGTTTGGTGGGCAGTATGTCACTAATTCCTGATGGTGGATTTGTCGCTCCAGAGTTTCTATCCCCATCATCACTGGGAACGTTCAGGCAGTGTCCGCAAAAATTTAAGTACAGCAAAATAGATGGTCTCCATGACCCAAGTGGCCAAGAAGCAATTCTTGGAAATTTCGTTCACGACGTACTTGAAGATTTGTACAAACTTCCGCCAGAACTTAGAACTCTTGAGCAGGCAAAAGACCTTGCTCGCAACCAATGGGCGAATAAATGGTCGGCAGAAGCTTCGTCGGTAATTCACTCAGAGAAAGAACTCAACAGATTTCGTTGGGCTGCTTGGTGGTGTATTGAGAATCTTTGGCTAATTGAGGACCCGACTACCGTTTCTCCTTTTAGTATGGAGTCTTACGTTCGCGGAGATATAGGCGGAGTAAAAATTCATGGATTCATCGACAGGCTAAGCGTTAATGGAAATAGCGCAAAAGTTAGTGACTACAAAACAGGGAAGACTCCAAAGAAAAATTATCTATCCGACAAATTTTTTCAGTTGATTGTCTACACTCAACTTTTGTCTAGCCTAGACATAGATGTTGACCAAAAGTCCGTTGAACTCCTCTATTTAAAAGACGGAGTGAAGTTTGAAAAAGATGTTTCACTGGATGACATTAAATCAACCGTTGAGTCAATTCAATCGACAAAACAGGAAATTGACAAATGTTGTAAGACCGGTGAATTTGTTGCCAATAAATCTATTCTTTGCAATTGGTGTGGCTTCAAGGGAATCTGCCCTGCGTGGAATAATTAAAAAATCAAGGAGAAGATAATGCAAGTTTTAAACGATGATTCATTTGCAAGAATGGTTGCGGAAGAGGTGAAGAATAAGCTCTCCCCAACGCATAAGCAGGTTCTTCTAGAAAAAGAAAACTGGGGAAGATGGAAAGATGCCCTTTTAGCATTGTCCGACAACCTCCAAAATCAAATCGACAATATCGAATCAGATGCCGAATCAGACAATCTTCGTTATTCCTCGCTTGGGCCAGCTGGCTCCAAGTTAAGTCGAGAAGCAATATCTTATTACGACACGAAAGCAACTCGCGTTAAGCGGTTTAAGTTTCATGTAGACAAGCGTCTTGACGAAGTCATGAACATGATTGAAACCGGCGCAGAAATACAGACCGATGGATGGGACCAGGTTGAATTTCTTCGAAGGGCAATCGTCACTCATCGCACCCTTATGCGTTCATTTGACCTTGAAGATACCGCCATCGATAGGGCTCTGTGGTCTACACTTGACAATAAGTGGCTATTCGATTCCGTCACTAGCGATAACCTGTAGTCGTGCCATAAAGATTACGTTTGCAGGGAGATTCATGCTCTAAATAAGTGGTGGGAGGTGCCTGTGATTCGTCGCAATAAACCGTTGAAGCGTACGCCACTAAAGCGTTCTGCACCAAAACAAAAACCACGTAAAGCAATTCGGAAACGAAGCAAGAAAATGTCCGACATTTATGTTGAGCGCAGAAAACTTGTAGAAAAAGTTTTAAAAGAAAGACCGCTTTGCGAAGCATGCAGGGTTTTCGCTGCCCATGACGAAAAAGTAAGTTTTAATCATCACCTCAGCAGAGACCTGCATGAAGTTATTCGTCGCTCACAGGGCGGTTCGATTCTGGACGAAGAAAATATCCTGGCTGTATGCAGGCCTTGTCACGCAAGAATTAACGCCAACCCGCAGCTTGCATTCGACCTTGGTTTAGCCAAGCATGGATGGGAACGCTAGTTTTCTACAGAACCAATTCTTGGGGCAACCCTTTTGCTTCCTGCCCAGGCATCTCTGAGGGATTCCCCATCATTCGTAGTCACATCTCCGCCATTAAGAAATTGTCCGTAACCTCCAGAAACAATAACCAAATCAGCAACACCGAATA